TGGTGACCCGACAGGTTGAGCAAGTGGATTTAGTAAGTAAAGACCCGCTCTGGGTGCCGGTGGAAAACGCGCAATTCGGCGAAGACTATCGCCAGATGAACCGCAAGAACTTCTCCCACCTATTTTACAAGTCTTACGACGAACAAGGCCGCCAATTGAACCGTCCAGAGCGCGCCGGACGCGAAGCCCCTATTCAGGCGATGGCCGAAGTCATCAAGCAAGCCGACTACGACATGAAAGCCGTGATCGGCATCTACGGGCCATCACTGGGGGAGGAATCCGGCAACGGGCAGGAATCTGGCTTCGCCATTTTGAACCGGCAAGAGCAGTCGGAGACTGGATCGGTCGCGTGGCACGACAACCTCAACCGCACCATCGTATGGCAAAGCATTATCCTGCTCGATCTGTGGCCGAAGCTCATCAATTCGGCGCGCGTGCAGCGCATCATCAATCCCGATGACAGCGTGAGACACGCTGCGATCTTCAACTCACAGAACGGCACCGATCCGGCTGAAGCCGAGAAGTTGCTCGATGCTGCGAATGGCATGAAGCGGGCCTATGACGTGGGAGCTGGGGACTATGACGTTGTCGCCTCGGCTGGTCCGATGTATAAGACCGCGCGAAAAGAAGCCTTCAAGGCAATGACCTTTGTGATCGGGCAGAACCCGCAAGTTATGTTGCCGCTCTTTGGTGACATCTGGATGAAAAATGCGGACTTCCCGGATGCTGATGTGGCCGCCGACCGCTTCAAGAAGATGCTCCCGCCGAATCTGCAGGACTCGGACGCCGAAGATATGCAATCGAAGTACGTCCAACTCCAGGCGCAGCTCCAGCAGATCACCGACCAGCACAACATCATGCTCCAGGAACTGAGCCGGGCCGACGACACCATCCGCACCAAGCGGCTGGACCTCGAAAGCCGGGAGCGCGTGGCCCTGATGAACAACTGGACCACGATCATGGTGCAGCGGCTGAAGTCTCACGATGCCGCCGCACAGGCGCAAATGGATGCGCAGCTTGAGGCCATCACCGGGCGCCTGCAGATGCTTCACGAAAACATGAGCATCGCGGACGATGCCGGAGCGCCGCCGGATACGCCGGAATTGTCGCCACAGGTTGAGCCGAAAGTGCAGCCGATCACGCCAGCAGCGCCGACGCCGCGCCCGCAGCCGATTCAGTAAGTCACATTCAGTAAATCCGATTCAGTAAATCGATCCACACACCCTACAAACACAGGAGGAAGTGATGCCCACAGGAATTGTTATGCAGTCCAGTTCGTTCGGAGCGACACCGGAGGCCATCGAGAAAGTTCTGGCCGAAAACGGCTACGAAGTAAGCAGGCCGGAAGCGGAAGCGCCAGCCGAGCCGAAGCGCGAGGATTTTGATTCACAGGAAAAGTACGCCAAGGCCCACGACGAATTCAAGGCCCAGCAAACGCCGACGGATGAGACGAAACCGGAAATAACTGAACCGAAACGCGAAGATTTCGAGACGGATGAGGCATTCGCCGAGGCGCAGGAGGAATTCGAGCAAGTACAAGAAGAACTCGACGAGAAAGCCGCACAGGAAGCGGAACGAAAACGCCTCCAAGCCCTGCCCAAAAAGACCCGCCGCCAGAAAGCCGTCGAGAAAGCCACCCGGGAACTAAAAGACGAGCTGCGCCGCACCCAGGACCGTCTCGCAGCTCTTGAAAAAGGCACCGAAGCGAAACCCGGTGCCATTAAAGCGGAAGAGAGACAGCCCGAACTCCCCAAAGCTCCCAAGCGCGAAGACTTCAAGTCGGACGCCGAATTCGACGACGCGCTCTTCGATCACCGCTATCAACTCCGCCGCGCCAAAGAGCAGCAAGAGGCCCAGCGCACCCAGCAGGAAGAGACGCGGAAGCGGGTCGAGGCGCAATTAAAAACGAATTTCGAGAACTACCAATCGCAAGTCGCTGCCTTCAAGGAAGAGCACGACGACTGGGACGAAGTTGTGACTTCAAATCTGCCCATCCACGAGAGCGTGTATCTGGCGGTCCAGGAGCAGGAGAACGGAGCCCAAGTGACTTATTACCTTGGGAAACACCCTGACTACACGCGCCGCCTCGCGGAGATGAGCCCGTTGTCCGCCGTCATGGAAATCGGCCGGCTCGCTGAAAAGCTGATGCCGGCCGCGCCCGAACTAGGCGCCGACGGCAGACCCCCAAAGAAACCCGCGCCGAAAGCGATCCCGGAGCCGGTTCGCCCGGTTTCTACGTCGGCCACATCTTCTACGCTCACCTCGCGCGAAGCCGCCAAGAGCCGCGACTATAAGGCTTTCAAAGCCGCACAGCGCAAAGGGGCGTAGCCACACAGGAGACTCACCTTGGCCAATGTAATTCTTACCAACCAGGAGATCAGTTTCAAGAACCTCATGGTGCTTGAGAACTCGATCTCATTCACCAAAAAAGTCGTCAGACGCTACGACGACAAATTCGGCCGCGCGGGCGCGAAGATCGGCTACATTCTGAACATCCGCAAGCCGGCCCGTTCCGTCTCAACCGCAGGACAGGGCATCCAGCTTCAGGACTACATCGAACGCTCGGTGCCTCTGGTGCTCAATAAGCAGTACCAACAGGCCTGCGCCTTTACTTCCAGCGATCTTTCGCTCTCACTCGACGACTTCACCAATCGGGTGACGAAGCCAAAAATTGTGCAGCTCGCGAACGACATCGACTACGACGGCTTGCAGCAGTTCATCAACGTGCCCGCCGAAGTCGGAACGCCTGGAACGGTGCCCAGCACAGCGGACACGTATCTGAACGCGCTTCAAGTCCTCGCCGATGAAGCTTTCCCCGTCGATGACGAAGAAGGATTGTCGGTTCACATCTCACCGCGCATGCAGCGCAGCATTTTCCCGGCACTGCAAGGCTTGGTCGCAACCGGCTCCGGCACCGCGAGCTTCGCATTCTTGCGGAACTTAGCCAAGGGCGAAGGCGGAGAGGCGGACTTCTTCAAAGGTCTGGTCGCGAAAGGTTTGGGCTTCGACTGGTTCATGACTCAGAACGCCCCCACCTTTACCACGGGAACCCAGGGCGGAACCCCCGTGATCAGTGGCGCTGGCCAGAGCGGCAGCTCTATCCTCACGACTGGCTGGACGGCCTCGATCCAAGTATTAAACACAGGCGACATTGTCTACTTCGCCGGTGTGCACCGCATCAACCCGCTCACCCGGCAGTCAACGGGCGATTTGCGGCCGTTTGTGGTCACTGCACCCGTCACCTCGAACGGCTCGGGCGTCGCTACCATTCCGATTGCCTGCGTCGATGGCGACGGCATCACCTTGGCCGGTCCTTACCAGACGGTGGATGTTTCCCCAGCCAACGCCGCGGCAATCACCGTGAGCGGCGCGTCTGCGGTTCAGTCCTACAGAGGGATTGCGTTTCATCCGGAGGCCTTCTGTTTCGGTTGCGCGGATCTCGAAATGTACGAGAACCAGCACATCATGGAGATGGCGGCCGATAAAGAACTCGGGCTTGCCATCCGCATGTGGGCGATGCCGGACATCAATACCGACCGCTTGCTGATGCGGTTGGACGTGCTCGGCGGCTGGCTCACAATGTACCCTCAGGGCGCTGTCCGCATCGCAAGCTAAACCAGCGTGTGACCTAAAAATCACACGCTCCAAATTCCAAACAGAAAAGGAAAATATATCACCATGACCATCAGAAAAAAATTAGCATCGCTCTTTCTTCTTCTGGCGGGTTTGGCTGGACTGGCTTTTGCACAGCAGGGTCAAGTCGCGCTCACCTCAACCACACTTTCGTCCGCGATCGGCGCGAACGCAACGTCCTTCTGCCTGGCATCGACCACGGGCCTCGCGGGACCAATCCTGCCCGGAACTCCGGTCTCGGAGATCTACATTGACCGGGAAGCGATGGGCGTCTTCAGCGTGAATACCACAGCAAACTGCGTGAACGTGAACCGCGGCTATCTGGGAACCAGAGCGACCGCCCATTCGAGCGGACAGATGGTGCTGATTTCGAATGTCTACCAGACGACGCTCGCTCAGGGCGGCAATCCCGTAAACAACGGATTTGACGACCATTCCCCAAGTCTGGGATCGAGCTGCGCCCCCGGAACCACTTCGGCAGTCACCACACTTCCGCCCACCTATCCCTTGCTGAACGTGCTGACTGGGGAGCAGTTTTTGTGCTCGACCATCACCAATACCTGGGTGCCGGGGTTCAGTAATGCTTGGCTTCCGGTTGCGGGAGGACCGACTACAGCCGTTGCCTCGGCCGCAGGCGCAATCCTCCCGAGCGGACCCCTGTTTCACGTCACCGGCACTGCCGCCGTTACCGGGTTTACGATTCCGGTGGGCTGCGCTGCCACAGCGGTCGGCACCTGCAGCTTTACGATTATTCCGGATGGGGCCTTCACCTGGACCACCGCCGGGAATATCGCGCTGGCGGGAACGGCGGTGGTCAACAAGGCTCTCACCTTTCTCTGGGACGCCAAGAACAGCAAGTGGGTTCCGAACTATATTGCATAGCTCGGGATCGCCTAAGTTGCTTCACGCTTCGGGCGTTGAGCGTTATCAGCGCCCAAAAATTCTAGAAACTCACTCCCGCCGCGGAGAGAAAGCAGGACAAGTTCCATGTCTTATCAAGACGAGACTCAGCAGGAAAGAAACCAGGACCAGCAGGCGTATCAGGACAGAACGCAGAATCAGGTGTATCTGGACAGAAATCCGAACCAGAAGTATCAGGAAAGAACTTTGCAGCCGTATCAGGATCGACTCGTAATCGAGAAGAACGATTTGAATGAGAAACTGGCCAAACTGAAGGCCTTTATCTTCGGAGAAGGCCCGGACCGCGAACGCTTCCTCACCCTGGACGACGCGGAGAAAGAGCGGCTGCTCGATCAGTATGTATTCATGAAACAGTATGCCGAAGTTCTCGAAAAGCGCCTCGCGGGCATTGGGGGAAATAACCTCGACGGAACGACTCCGATCAAGGCCACTCCCTTCGATGCGCACGAGCAGGCCACGCGCGGCGTCCACATTGCGACCTCGGCCAATAGCCCGGACCCGGACCCGGCCAGCATTCAGGAGTTCCCAAAGGCGGTCGATCACATCGAAGGCTCCGAGAAGGGCCACAAGGAAGCGATCGTCGTGAACTCGGCGGAAGAAGAGAAGGCATACCAGGACGCCAAAGCGTCACCGGACCCGAGAGACCCAGTAGTTGTCGAATCGGCGGAAGAAGAGAAGGCACGCCTGGCCGCCAAAGCGGTAGAAGAGCAGGCATATCTCGACGCGAAGGCGAAGGCAGCTTCGGTCGCATCCGCACCCACGAACACATCCACACCCGGCACGCCGGCGCCAGGCTGGGTCGTTAATCCGGCCCCAAGCAAATAGTCAGAACGGGAAATCCGCGGGCAAATCCGGGAATGGCTCCGGCTTTTCATCTGTGCAGCAGAAGCCCAGACACCTCTTTCCGTCCGGCAGCAGCATAGTGAATTTGCACAGAGCGCCCGGATTTGAGCGGATGACCTTCACGCACGCATCGCAGTAGCCGTCAATCGGTGAACTTTCCACACCACCAGAATACTCTGAGGAGAAAAACACATGGCAACAGAAAACTACAACCTCGAAGACCCCGCCGCACAGGAAGCCATCCGCCGCGGGCATCACGAGTACCTTCCGACCGCAGGCAAGCACGGCCGCTACCAGCGCTCTACGTGGATTCGCGGACCGCACAATGATTTCCCCAAGATGATGGGCAAATGGCCGCGCCCCAGCTTTGCCGAATTCAAGGGCAAGCCCGACGCGCAGCAGCTCTTTGACGGGGCGCTGAAAGACTGGGATACCGCCATGACAGCTTCCATTGTGAAATCGAAGGCGGAAGAGGCGGACTGGCTGAAGCAGAACGGCTAAGGGTTTCGACAATGCTTAAGCTGGTGTACACGCCCGCGAAGAAGATTCCCTTTCTCTGCCGGATCGGGATGCACCTTTTCGTCCCCTGCGGAAATGAAAAGGTGACCGCCCCTCCGCGCGGCCCCTTCGATCCGCGAAGCGCGAAGGATCGTACCCGTAATCCAGAGATGGAAATCTGCTGCAGTTGCGGCAAGAAGCGGGAGCGGGAGCATCCCTATGAAAGTATTTCTCTTTGAGTGAGAAAAGACGGAGTGAAAGCGGAGCGAACAGGCTTCTAACTCCCCGGTTTGATTCCCGCCCGCTCCTACCCAGGGGTACTGATAAGGGTTTCCCATCATTTCAGGATTTTTGATGGACTGCAACCGGCTCGTGGCGTTTGTGTGGTCTTCGCATTGGCCGCACAGAGAACCCCTGCGGATCGATTCGAGGGAGTTCATTCGCAGGGGGGAAAGTTTACAAGGAGATTTACCTATGATCCTGATCGTCCTTCTGATTTTCTTGCTGCTCGGAGCCGTCCCGCACTGGGGCTACAACCGCGATTGGGGATACGGGCCGTCGGGGTTCGTGGGGGTGATCCTGATCATCCTTCTGGTCCTCTTCCTGATGGGCCGCCTCTGACACTCGAACCAGCCCATTACCGCAAACGCGGGCGCCAAATCTGGATCGTCCAGAGAATGGATCATCTCGATAAGTGGCAGGACATCGACAAACAGTTCTGGGTCAACGAAAAGCTGGCCTATTTCTTTGCCGAGAATCTGCGGCGGGATGAACACTTGAACCGTCGCTATCGGATACACAAATTCATGGAGTGTGAAGCATGAAAAACATCAGTGACGTCATCGCGGCCAAGCAAGCAGAGATGGAATTTTTGCGCCGAGATATTTTCATACTCAGGGAAGCGCAGAAGATGATCGAGGAACCGACGGACGCCGCGCAGTTAGAGAAAGCCAAAGCGGAGTTTGTGTCGCAGGTGGATAAAGCCGTTTCAGTTTTGCCGCACACGGTTGGCAATTCGCCGACGCCGGCGTCTCCTTCGCCGGCAAAAGAACCGGGTTACGAAACGGTGGGAAAGAAAATGTCGAGGTGGCCATAAGATGTTGAATACCGTACTTCTGTTTGTCTTAATCGCGGCCCTTGTGATCTTCGGAAGGCTGCTCTTCGTCCGCCTGGCCGTGATCCACGCGCTCACGAATTCTGGGATGGGCTCGGCTTTACGCGCGACGGTCGTAGCTCTCCGCAGCGATCGCGAAGCCAAGCGCGAACTCGCACGGTTGATCGGGGGCAATGAGCAGGTTTCCGCCGCAGACTCCGCCGATCGGGCTCTCAAGGACGCGCAAGAACTGCTCGATCGGCACAATCGCGGACAACACCTGGCCGACAAGTCGAGTTCAGTGTCGGGATAAAGGATTTGCCGCGCTACTCGTAATTCTTGATGTACCAGAGGGCTACTTCGACGCGGTTGTGGAAGCCGAGGTTATCGTAGATCGAGAGCATCCTATCCTTGACGGTTCCTTCCGACAGACCGAGCTTTTTCGCGATTTCCGGATTCTTCAGTCCTTCGGTGACCAGAGCGATCACTTTCAGGTTGCGCTCGGTGAGTGTTAGCGCTGGTGGGTTCACGATAGGAAATTATAGCGAATGAAGATCGTTCTTGAAGCAGTCGAGGTCGGATTCGTCTTGCTCGTGGCTTTTGTTCTCTATCGGAAGTTCTCCTCCCGGAACGATAGGAGTAGCTTCACCCGAAAAGAGATCGATCAGCGCGCGCAAAAGCAGAGCGAGCATGAATCCAACGAACGAAGCTAGAAGCTAAAACCCCTTAATCCCATGCCAGTCCTTCCTCCAGTAAATCCTCTTGCCCTCTCCGCCACGGACTTCATCAAGTCCGCATTGCGGTTGGTGGGCGCTTTGCGCTCCGGCCTGAACGTAACTGCGGATGAGTTGCGGGACTGCCAGCTTGTCCTGAACTCCATGCTCGATGCGTTCTCGATCGAGCGCACGCAGATTTCTGCCGTCAGCGTGATCACAACGGACACGGCGCAAGTGCCGCTGGCGCTCGTGGCCAATCAGCAATCTTACAAACTGGGCAATGTGCTTGGGACAGAAGATTTCCTTCTGCCGCGCCCCTCGCGTCTGGAGCGGGTTTCGATCAAGTACTCCGCTTCGCAATCGACCCCGGTCGAGTTGCCGATGGAGATGCTCAATAGCCAGCAGTGGCAAGGCATCACGAATAAATCGACACCTTCCCTTCTGCCGCAGGTCTGCTTCGTCGATCACTCAGAGACCGTATACCCGGACATGGTTCTGTACTTCTGGCCGATCCCCACGCAGGCGAATCCGGTGGTTCTCTACCTGTGGCAACTACTCACGCAGTTCTCTAGCCTCACGGCGCAGTTTCTTTTTCCTCCGGGATATCCGGAGATGCTGCGCTATCAACTCGCGGTGCGGCTCGCGGCTGAGTTCCCCTGCGATCTGCAGAAATTCCAGATCGTGCAGAAGCTCGCGGCCGAGGCGAAGGAAAGAATCTCCGGGCTCAACGTGGAAGCGGCGATCGCCGTCTGCGATGAGGCCATCGTGGGAAGCTACGGAAAGATGGGGAACATTTTTACGGGGACTGCGAACAGGTCACTCAGATACTAAGAGTGTCATAAGCCAGTTTTGCATTAAGAGCGCATATGATTCGGTTCGTAAGGAAGCCATCGCGCAGGGAATCTTGCTTGGCGAGAATGATGTCCTTCGGAAAGCTCCACACTCGATTGAACGGGATCGCCTGCTCCAGCGCAATGCCCGAAACGCCCATGCCCAATAACTCGAAAAATCGACGCCGATTCATGGAGCGATTCTAACTCATGCGATTTGGCTTCGTCGGACCCGCGTATCTTTCGGCCAGTCCCTTGGCCGCGGCGGAGCAGCTCATCAACTGGCGTCCGCAAAAGGTGGAATCCCCGAATGCACGCACGGCTTATCTGTTACTGCCGAGTTCGGGATTGAGTCTCTTCGCTACCCTTGCCGCCGGATTGCCCTCGGTGCGCGGAGAGTGGACGGGGAACGGACGGGCATTTTGCGTGGCGGGGACGCATCTCTACGAACTGAATGCTTTGGGCGGAGTCACCGACTACGGCGGGACAGGCACGGCAAACAATAACATCGTGGATGATGGTCTTCCGGCAACGATTGTGGCCGGAGGCACCGTCGGCGCGGTGAATCTAGGCAACCCTCAAGGCATCACGAGCGCTGTAATCTCAAGTGCGATCGCGGCTGCGATCACGGTTTCCTCCGGCGTAAGTTTTACGGTCGGAGCGAGCGCAGTCATCGCCGGAATCACAAGCCCCGCATTCGGCCAGTTGAATGAGACATGGGTGGTTGCCTCGATTGTGGGAACCACCGTCAACCTGACAACCTCCGGGCTAACTGTGGAGGCCACGACCGCATTGAGTGCAGGCACGGCCACGCCATCGAGCACTGCGCCTGGCACCTACCCTTCGCAACTGCTGATTTGCTCCGGCGGCAATCTCACTGTATTTTCCCTGTCTTCGAATGCCTTCCAGCCATTGACGACGCCGCCCGAGAACAATCTGATGGTCGATTTCATGGACGGCTATTTCATTGCCCTCCAGGCCACGAATAGCTTCAGCATTTCGAATCCGGAAGACGCGACCACCTGGCCGGGGCTTTCGATTTCCCAGGTGCAGGTCTTCTCCGATCAACTGCTCTCGATCATCGTGGCCAATCGCTTACTCTGCGTCTTCGGCTCGAAGCGGGCAGTCTTTTACTACACCTCCGGCGCTCCCATCTTCCCCTTGGATGTGGCCAGCGGCGGTTTCATGGAAGTGGGGATTGCGGCACAATTCTCCGCCGCGCGTATCGCCACGCATCAGGGGACAACGATTCTGTGGCTCGGCGGCGATGAACGCGGGCAGGGTGTGGTTTATGCAGCCAACGGCTTCACCCCGCAACGGGTTTCTGATTCCTCGCTTGAATACTGGATGTCGCAGCAGACGACGATTTCCGATGCGGTCGGGATGGCGCGGCAGGAAGAAGGGCAGAACTTTTACGATCTCTGGTTCCCTTCGGCGAACGCGACCTGGACGCTCGATATTGATCTCGGCTGGTGGCACCGCCGGTCGTCTCTGGTGAACGGAATCGAAAGCGCGCATCTGCAACGCTGCCACATGAATGCCTTCGGTTATCATCTGATCGGGGACCGGACGAGCGGCAACGTCTATCGCCTCAGCAGTTCGTTTCCGACCGACAACGGTATCCCTATCCTCCGCACCCGAGTCGGCCCAACCATCGAGAACGAAGGCGGCCAGATCACTGTGCCGATCAATGAGTTTCAGGTGGACTTTGAAACCGGACTCGGCCCGATTCCTCCGCTGACGGACGGCTTCGGCAACCCGCGCGATCCTTATGCCATGTTTTCTTACTCCGAAGACTACGGAAAGACGTGGACGCCGGAGCGCCAGATCGCCTGCGGACAAGCGGGGGAATTCAAGGTGGTGGCCATTGACCGCAGGCTCGGCAGTTGGCGGAGCTGGACGCCGCGGGTGAGAGTCTCGGACCCGATTCAGTGGCGCATCGCCGACGCCTACGTGAACGGCACGCAGGACCAGAAGAAACGCTTAGCGAAGACGTTCGCGGAGATTGGATAAATGGAAGTTATCTAGATGCCCCAGAATCCCACCCGCGAGCTCCTCGAAACCATCGTCCCCGCCGATTGGGACAGCCAGAAGCCCAGTGCGAATAGCGGCTTTCAGCGCACGCGCTGGCTGCAAGGGGTGAATGACCTGGTAAAGCGCCCGGTGGTGAATCGCGCCTTAGTCATAGCTCCCGACCCGGCTGTCAATACGACAGGAAGCCCGGTTTCGACGGGGATTGGCACGCCGAATCCACTGCAGCCCAAGCGTTATGCGGAATTCACGGTCAAGGCGCGGGTCACCTACAACATCAATGCCACGGTCCCAGCTTATCTCTATGCGTACAGGACAATAGGCGCGGTTCCTGCGAATGGCACCCCGCCGAATGCGGGAGATGTGATCGTGGGCGGGGATGCTTTTGCGGGCGGAGCCACTCCCGGCTCTGGGGTCAATCAGATCGGAACGTTTTCCTACCTCGACACCGGGCTCAGCGTGAATTTAAAGTACACCTACTATCTCGCAGTCAGCGCGGCCAGCGGGCACGTCGTGAACATCATCAACTCCAGTCAGATTTTAGTCATGGAGCGAAGCTAAAACAATGGAGCGAAGCTAACCAATGGCGATCACGATTGTTTCCGGCCTGCCGCGCTCGGGTACGTCGATGATGATGCAGATGCTCGCCGCCGGTGGATTGCCCGTTCTCTGCGATGAGGAGCGCAAGGCCGACAGCTTCAACCCCCGAGGGTATCTCGAATGGGAGCCGGTCAAGCGCCTCGCTGTCGATCCCAGAGTGATTGCCCAGGCCGAAGGCGCGGCGGTTAAAATTTTCTCGCCATTTCTTTTCTGGCTGCCGTCCGAATTCAATTATCAAGTCATCTTCATGGAGCGTCCGATTGCTGAGATTTTGGAGTCGCAGAATAAGATGATGTTAGAGTCTGCGCCTCGGCCTGACGCAGCATTTCTAGGAATCGGCGCACTCCGCGAAGCCTTCGAGCGCCATTTAGCCGCAACCTTTGCGCGCCTCAATAAGCAATTGAACTTCCGCCTGTTGCGCGTCGCCTACCACCGCGCGATTGAACAGCCAAAAATCGTCAGCGCTGAAATTGAGGCTTTCCTCGACACAACGCTCGATCTCGACAGCATGGCAAAGCAGGCCGATGCGAGCTTGTACCGTACCCGCATGGAAGAGGCGGCCTAGTTGATGAAAGATTCTAATGAAAAAGACCCAGCCCAAGAGCGGCTTGAGCAGCTCCTTGACCGGCATGTCGGCTTTGAATGGTTCGATCCGAAACGGGCGATCCTGCTGCCCAAGAAAACTTACGTGGCCCTGCACGGACGTTTTGTGCTCTTGGGATTTCCCGAGCAGAGTCAGGCCGATCAGTTTTTCCAGACCGCAATAGAAGACAGCTCAGAAAAGTAACCTTATGCCAGCATTCCTAGGAATCGGCGCCATCGGGGCGGGGACATCCCTGCTCGGCGGTTTGTTTGGATCGAGCGCAGCTTCGCAAGCGGCGCAAGAGCAGATCGCAGCGGAGCAGAAGGCGCAGAACTATCTCGGGGGGGAACTCAATACCGGGATCGGGAACTACTCCCCATTCCTCAGCGCCGGTCAGGGCGCGACAACCACGCTCTCCAGTCTGCTCGGCACGCCAGGCCAAGGGCTCTTAACTCCCTGGACGCAGCAATTCACCGCACCCACCGCAGCGCAAGCGGCAGCCACTCCCGGTTATCAATTCCAGGAACAGCAAGGACTGAGCGCGGCGCAGAATTCCGCAGCCGGTCAAGGTGGATTGCTTTCCGGGCGAACGCTTGCCAATTTGAACAACTACGCCCAGGGCGTGGCCTCGACCAACTATCAGAACACCTTCAACAATGCTCTGACCGGGTACCAGTCGGCATATAACACCTTCCAGAATAATCAGGCCAACCAATACTCGCGGCTCATGGGCCTATCAGGTCAAGGCTTGCAAGCGGCGCAGGGCGAAGGCGGCCTGATTTCCGGAGTCGGCGGCGACATCGCATCGCTGATGGGCGCGCAAGGCGCATCGCAGGCGGCAGGAACCGTCGGATCGGCGAATGCCTGGTCGAACGCGCTCGGCGGCGTCAATAATTCCCTGATGGGCGGGTTGACGCTCGGTGCACTCAGCGGAAACATGCCATTTGGAGGCGGAGGTCTGCCCTCGGCGGATTCCGCCTCTTACAACCCGAATATCGCGATGCAAAATGGCTCCCTGCCAACTTCTTACGCCACTCCCTCTGCCCCCTACAGCCCGTTCAGTCTGCCTCCGGGATCCTCCAGCTCCTCGTCGATGCCAGGCTTTGCGGAAGGCACCGACTTTGCACCGGGCGGCGCGAGCATGGTCGGGGAGCGGGGACCGGAGATGGTCAATCTGCCGCGCGGTTCGCAGGTGATTCCAAATGGGCAGGTTCCGAATGGCCAGTTGTGGAACCTGAATGGAAGCACGATGCCGCAAGGCAACCCCATGCCCTATCAACCGCCGGTTGACCCTCGGGGCGCGATGCCTGTAGGCACGCCGGCTCCCTATCGACCGGTGGGGCCAGCCGCAGGCGGCGCCATGCCGGTAGGCACGCCCGCACCTTATCGACCGATGATGCCGCAGCCGGGTGCTCCTGGAGCGTCGCCGGTCGGGACGCCAGCACCGTATCGACCGATGCCGCCGGGCTTCTTCGGTCAGCCCAATCAGCCAAATTATCCTCTCTCCGCTTTGGGAGGGCGAGCTTTCTAAATGGCCTTCCAACTTCCAACTCAGCCGAATTACAACATCGCCCCTCCGCCGCAGCCAGTCTCGCCGCTTGAGCAGTACGGCAAGATGCTCCAGTTGAAGGCGCTCTCCGGGCAGGTCCAGCAGCAGCAGCAGATGCAGCCTTTGCAGGTTGAGGAAGCGCAGAACACAGTTCAAAGCCAACAACTCGAAAACCAGCAGAAGCAGATCGCGCTGAAAACCTTGCAGGCCCAAAACACTTACTGGTCGAACCCATCACAGTTTCAAACCTCCGCGCCTCAAGGCGGCGATCAACTCGCAAAACTGCTCGGGATTGCCGATGACGACCCGGTCCTCGGCATGGTGCGCGGGCAAATGAAGGCCGGAGTACCGGGCAATGCAGCCATTGCGGATGCGAAAGCGACACTCGACTTCCGGCAGAATGCGGCCAAGGGAACGCAGGAGCAGCAGAAAGTTCTCGACGATGCGCACGCCAAGCTGCAGCAGATTGCCACGCCAATTCTCGCGGAAAGCGATCCTGCAAAGAAAGCGGCACTGATCGAGGCGGCCCGGCCCGGACTCGCGGAGTGGGCGAACTTTGACCCAACGATCAAGCCGATTGTTCCGCAATTAAATGCGCAGAACTTTGACGCCTTCGCCAATCGTCTGGGAGCGGAGCAAGGGGCGCTCGATCTGCGCGCCAAATCCGCCGATCTGTGGAAAAAGGAATTAGAGAATCAGCAATCGGTCGATCCCCTGCTCAAGATGCAGACCAATCCCACCGAGGCATTCTCCGGCGACAAACTTCCGGCATCGCTCGCTTACCTTGCGGCGAAGGTGAAAGACCCCGACCCCAAAGTGGCGACGATGGCGACGCAACTGATGGGAGTAGCGAACACATCGAAAGCGGTCGAACTCGCGATTGATAAATCGAAGAAGCAAGCCGCACAAACGGTTCAGGACGGCGATCCGAACGCGGCGGCGCAATTGTTAATCAGTGGGACGGTAGCTCCCTCGCAGATCATCTCCGCACGCAAGCCGGAGTTTGCGCAGAAGGCTTTTACGGCAGCGGCGGCGGCGCAGCCAGGATGGGACGCGCGTAAAGCGGAAGCGGATTACAAAGTGGCGGGCTCTCCGGGACAAGTGGCTTTCTTCGGCTCGGCGAAGTCGCTTACTGATAAGGGCGGAACGCTCGACCAGCTTGCGGCGGCGGCGAAAGATATTCCACAAAATGAATTCCCCGTCTTCAATACCGTGGCCGATGCGATCAAAGCCTCTACCGGAAGCGGACCCGTCGCCAAGTATGCGGCCCTTGCTCTCGGTGTGGCCGATGACTATTCAAAAGTCATGGGTGGAGGCCAAGGAAGCGACACCTCGCGCAATCAGGCCATCCAGCTTGTCTCCGCGAAACAGAGTCCGGAACAGAGAGCGGCTTCGATTGAAGGCATTCGGGGCGCAGTTGGCTCGCAGACGACCTCGCGCATCGGAACTAATTCGGTGTTGCAGAAGATGTACGGAAGCGAACCCGCCAAGCCGAAAACGAATCCCGCCGCTCCCGGCGCATTTGACTGGAACGCGATGCCACAACACCAATGAGCAGTTCACCCATTCCAATTTTTGATCCGCAAGGAATCTTGCGCGACGTTCCGCCCGATCAGCTCGCCACGGCTGTGAAAGCAGGCGGAATGCCCGCCGTGAAATTCCTCGCGCCCGACAAGAGCACTCGCTACGTGCCCGCGAATCGAACGCAGGAAGCGGCGGCGGCTGGCGGGCAGATTCAGCCCTACGAAGAGCAGGACGTAAAGCATCCCGGATTGTGGCACGCCCTGCTCGACGATCTCAGCGGAATTCCCGCAGGGCTTACGCAAGCGATTGCAACCGGCCTGCCTAGCTCGATGCCGCAGCCGATCAACCCCGGTGTGCCAGCAGCGCTTTCCAACATAGGAACGGAAGAAAAAGAAGGCCACGGCCCGCTTTATCGGGCGGGTGCGCTTGCAGCGATGGCTGCGGGTGCGAATGTCCCCGGCATGGAGCAATCCGCAAGAGAGGGAGACGTTGCAGGAGTGGCCGGACATGCGCTTGCAGTTCCGGCTGTGATGGCTGCGACGGAAGGCATCGCGCGAGGTGCTGGGCCTGCCCTAGATGCAGCGAGACCGGCCCTCGAAGCCGTGCGGCCAGCAGCGGCAACCGCATTGCGATCTGCGGCAGATGTAGTTTCCCCAGATGTGACGGGCATTTTCTCTCCACGATTGGCCCATGCGCAGAGGCTTGCCGGAAAAATCGCGGATGCGCTGGCGGTGCCTGAAAAAGAATTCGTGAATCCCGGTGCTCCCTATCCCAAAGCGCCTCCCGCAGAAGTCACCCAGGCGCGCGGACTCGCAACCGGCGGACAGCCCGCAGTTGAACCATCGGAGGCTCTAGGTAAACTTCCCGCCACAGGTGCGGCCCCCGAGCCGAAGCCTACATATCCCGGCGCTCCATTGCCTGCCGCTCCGCCCGCAGAAGTGGGAATGGCAAAAGGTCTCGCCACTGGCGCGGTTACTCCACCGAAGCCGCAAGCCGCCGCCCTCGCTGATCTCCCCGCTCCCACTGTTCATCAAGCCGCGCAGGAACTCGGACCAGAGGCCACGGTTGCCGAAGTGACGGACCGCGCCAATGAAATCTCGGGCAATACGATCCCGCGCACGATATCGGGAGACTCCGCGCTCCGCCAGATTCTCACCGGACAAGACAATGCCAACTTGATGAAGATTGCCAAATCTCGCGGCATCAATGTCGCACAGGAATCGCAACTGAAGCCCGGAGTGGCCGACAACCGCCTCATCAACAAAATCATTAACGATTACTCGCCGGAAGAATTGGACGATTTGCGCGACAACTACCTTGAAAACACCCGCATGGGGAAACATGACTTCGGCGAGATCGGCCCGGAAGCCTGGAAGACGATGGGGCTACAAACTTATTTCCCCGAGGTAAAGGTTCCGCTCGCGGTCCAGCTCCGGACTGCGAAGGCCATCGAGAACGCCGGTGCAGCGAAATTCGCGCCCCTCGGCGATCTCGGCAAAGCAATCAAGGAAGCCGCGCCCGCGCCAGCCGCCGCGACCACGCCTGCAAGCGAAGAGGATCTGACGCCGCAACTTCAGGAGATGTTAAAGCAGGCCCTGGCGAACAAGAAACAGCAGGCTACGGCGCGCCCCTAGACGGATCGGCATTTTCTTTCCATCGGTCCGCGAGTTGCTGATCGCGGCGGCGGCGCCTGCTTGTCAAGCTTCTCACGATATAGATAACCGCACAGAGAGGCAGCAGGAAGAGCGCAAAGAAAACCAGTAAGTGAGTGGAGCCGAACAATCCATCGAACATAGCCCAGAAGGATGCTCCACTCCCCTTCCCGAGCGCAAGTGACTTCATCGCCAATAGAGACTTCCGACCCATGCTGAAAAAACTCTCCGACCGCTATAGCCCCTACATTTTCGCCGTCGCCCTCCTCTTCTGCGCCTGCGTCTCGCACGCCCAGACCGTCTCCCCCTTCATGGCCCTCGGGAACGCCCAATTCTTCGATAACAACGGAAACCTGCTTCTCTCCGGCGTCCTCTACAGCTACGTCGCCGGAACCACGACCCAGCAGGCAACGTACACGGATTACACCGGCCTCTATGCGAATCCCGATCCCATTCCCTTCGGCAGCGGCGCGCGGAGCTATATCTGGCTGACCTCGACGGCGAGCTACAAATTCGTGCTCTGCCTGCAGAATGACGGGCCCTACTGTGCTCCCTCGGACATCCTCTTCTCAATCGATCACGTGCCAGGCTGCGCGGGCTGCTCGACCGGCGGCAACACCTTTACCGGGACTTTCATCTCAGGGACGCCCAACCCGGCCACCACCGGGATTCTGGAACTCGCTTCGATCGATTCGATCTGCTGGCGCAACACCGCGAACAACGCCAACCTCTGCATCTCGAAGGATACAAGCGACGTCCTGACCTGGACCGGGGCGACCATCAAATTGCCGGAGACCTCCTGCACGGCAGCCTCGACCGGCGAAGACTACCTCTGCCCCAACAGCGCCACGCATCACCTGAGCTTCAACAATAACAACACGGGTTATCAGTCGGTCCCCGGAGTCGCGACCGCAGGGATTCCCGGTGATCTTGCCGGCTTCGCAGCCAATGGCATCGATCTCCTGGATTCCGGGGGCACCCCTCCGGCCTCGACTACCTACGCTTTTTCCGCCACGCAAACCTTTACAGCCACCTCGCAGGATCAGCTTTTCAGGATGACTCTGAGCGGGAATGTCACGAGTTCGACGCTCGTAATGACGGGCCTTCCGGTTCCCTCCATCGTATCCTTTGAACTTACCCAGGATGGGACGGGCGGCCGGACGTTTGTGTGGCCGTCGAACGTCCTCGGAGCGATTGCGCCCAACTCGGCCGCGAATGCTACCAGCCTGCAGCAGTTTATCTGGGATGGAACGAACGCCCGCGCGGTGACGCTCTCCGCAGTGCAGCCCGCGATTGAAGCCAGTTCGATCACGCAGATCGGAACGACCGTCTCAGTCCCGGCGAACTCGGCTACGAATTGGGTCACAAAGTCGGTCACCATGCCCACGAGCGGCTGCCCCTGCCGCGCGCTCGTGAGTTACGGGATGTATTTCACCACCGGCAATTCCGGCATTCATGTCGCCTGGGCGGATGACTCAAGCAACATCTTCGCCTCAACCCAGTTGAATGGCTCTAGCAGTTTCTCAAATGCCGGAATGAACGGTACGTCTATGTCTCCGGGCGCTTACGCGAATTCCGCGGTGGTCGTCTTTCACGGAGTCTTTGAAACCTCGGCGTCGGGCGGCGCGACCGTGCAGACGGCGAATAACTCGGGCTCGGCTGGCGCGCAGAACAGTTGGCTGAACGTCGCCATCATGCCCAGCAACTAAGAAATTTATCCCGAAGCCCCATTCTCTCGAAGCTCCCCATTTTCTCGAAGCCAATGAAAAAACTCCTACTCCTTCTCGCGCAGCTTTTCTTCGTGCTGCTGGGCGCATCCGTCTCCATGTTCGGGCAGGGTGCCTTTATCCCTCCGCAGACCGCGTTCAAAGAAATCAACGGCATCGTCATGCCGATCGCGAACGCGACGATCACGGTTTGCGCAGGGAACGCGGGAGGGATTCCCTGCAGTCCAGCGCTCACCAATACGATTTTCCAAGACATCGCGTTAACCGAGGCGCTTCCGAATCCATTTACCACCGACGCCTACGGCAATTACCAGTTCGCGGCCATGCCCAGCACTTACACGGTGACGGTCACGAGCCAAGGCTTTGCGGGATATTCCTATCAGATCACGATGGGAACCGGGAGCGGGGGCGGGGTCGGCGGCTCGGGCGCGCCTCCATTCTTCCCGATCTGGACCGGATCGACGACCCTCGGCGATTCGAATCTCAGTAATGTCACCGGCGGGGTGAATTACACCCTCGGCGGCGGCTTGTCCTGGCAGGTCAATACCTTCGGTGCGACCTGGGATTCGGGCGTTACAGCCAGTGGAAGCTCGAATATCATCCTGGCCAACACCTTTGCTCCGGGTAGCAATGTCAATGCCGGAGGAATCGAACTCGAAGGGGCGAACGCCACCGGCAGCGCGTGCGCCGGCTTGGCAGCCCTCGTGGGCGGCCAGACGAATAGCACTGGGAATGGCGCCTCGATCACAGCCAACGGCGCTTGTTCGAATGGCTTCGGCGCGATCGGCGGCAGTATCACCCTGCAAGGCGGAAACGTCTCTACAACGAACAACGGCGGAAACATAAATTTAATCCCTGGAACTGCCGGGAGTGTGCCCTCAGGTGGTTATGTTTACGTGCCTGCCCCGCTGCAGATCACCGCGACCACGACTGCGAATCTTCCCTCTTGCGGCGGATATGGAGGGCTGATCCGTTCCGTCAGCGATGCCAGCGTGAATACCTGGGGAAGCACCTTTACCGGAGGCGGCAGCGACAAAATCGTGGCCTACTGCGACGGCACCAACTGGACGGTCATGGGCGCGGCGGGCGCGGGCGCGGGCGTTATCTTCCAGACCAACGGCACGAACAATACAGTACAAAGCACTCTGAATTTCCTGACCTCGACCACGAACGCGGAAGGGCTCACGGCAACGCCCGTCTATTTCACCGGGGGAGGCGAGAAAATCGAGATCAGCGGAGTCGCGAATCTCGCGGCGGCCTTCAACACCACGCCCACGATTTGCGCGGCATCGAATGCCCCACGCGGCGTGGACGTGAGCGGGAACGCGCTCAACTGCACGCAATACTTTGCCGCGACCATCACGTCTCCCGCACCGACGCAAACCATCAGCTACAACGGCAGCGCATGGGTGAATGGCTATGCGGGCGTCAATGTCGATCCACAGACCGGAGATTACACCTTCACTTGTCCGACCGACCGCCTGGGAGAAATTGAATTCAACATCAGCGGAGCATCGGGATTCTATCTGCCGCAGGCGGGCTCGACCGCTTGCACGGGATCGAGCATGGCGATGGTGGTACGGAACACCTCGACCTCGACCGCGAATCTTACGGTGTGCGCAGGAACGGGATCGAGCGGCTCCTGCTCTGCGGGCTCGTCGGATTTCCTGCCGGAAGCGGCTGCCTCGAAAACGCTTGCCCCTGGAACAGCGCTATTTATTTATTCGGATGCGACCTCAAGCACGGGAAATTATCATGCGATCACGCTCGGCAGCGGAACCGGAACCCTCACCGCAGTAAGCGCCGTGCTTCCGATCGTATCGAGCGGCGGTACGACGCCGGCAATCTCTTGCCCAACCTGCATTGATACTCAAGGCACCTCGAACGTCACCGCACAAAGCACATCGCAGACAACGACCAATGTCATCGCTTCGACCGCAGCCGCAGGCGCCTACCGGATCAATTATTACGTGGACCAGCATGGGCTCTGCACCACCGGGTCGAACACAGTACTGCTGACATTCAACTGGACCGACGCAACGAACGCGCGCTCCGCGAATTCCATCATCCTGACTCTCGGTTCATCGCAATCTGTGGGATCGGGTTCGATCCAGGGCGTGATTCCAATCTACTCAGCCATTTCTTCCGCTATCAGCTACACCTCGACCATTGCCGGGTCTTGCAGCACCGGAACTTCAAGCTACGACGCACACGTCGTTGCGGAGCAAATCTAAAATGAGAAAGTTTTCTGTTTTATTGCTGCTTTGTCCCGTCGTTCTTTGTTCAATCGGGGCTTTTGGGCAAACCGGCAACTCCAACTATCCCGAATCGAACCTTACCCCGAGCTATGCGGCAGACACGGGAGCGGCCAACGTTCTCGTGGTCACGCTCGCTCCCTGTCCGGCGGCCTTATCCGTCGGCGATTCCTTCAAAGTCTTGCCGAACCACGCAAACACTACGACGACGCCGACCTTGAACGTCTGCGGCCTGGGTGCAAAGACCATCACCAAGTTCGGACAGACCGCACTGGTGGCGAGTGATCTGGTGACGACGGCAATCGCTTACCTGCTCTATGACGGCACCGATATGGAGTTGGTGAATCCGAACACGGCGACGGGCTCAGGCTCGGGCTCTGTATCGAGCGTGGGTCAGACGATCAATACCGCTTCGAGTTCCGGCATATTTGCGGTCACAGGTTCTCCGGTCACCGGCTCCGGCACGCTCAACATCAATCTGTCCGGAACAAGCGGAGGCGTGGCTTACTTCTCAAGCCCCACGGTCCTCTCGTCTTCTGCGCTGCTGACTCAGTACGGAGTGCTCTTTGGCGGCGGTGCTGCGGGCGCTCCGACCGCGAGCGCGCAAGGGGGTTCAAACTTTCCCTTGATCGGGCAAAGTGCGGCAAATCCAATCTTCTCGACGATCGCCTACCCAACGACTTGCGCAACCGGCGACTTGCTTTATGGAACGTCCGCAACCGTTCTCGGCTGCAATACCGGGATTGTCGCCAGCTCTGGCGGGATTTTTACGACATACGACGGAATCACGACTGCCGGGTTGGGCGTTCCGGTCATCGAAGGCACGCTCTCGGACGTGACCGCACAATCGGCCTCGCAGTCGTCCGTCACCTTGCTGACCACGGCTTCGGCTGGCGCCTACCTGGTCCGTTATTACATTGACCAAAATGCGACCTGCTCCGCGCCGGGGCCGGGGCAAGTCTATGCAACCTTTAGCTGGACCGATGCGACGCACGCACACACGGCAATGACGGTGCCGCTGAACTTCCTGTCTGCCCTCTCGACGACAGGCGGTTATTTGCAAGGGGCGATTCCGATCTACTCGGCCACGACCTCGGCGATCACCTACACCACGACGTATGCGGCCTGTACCACGGGCACGGCGACTTATGATCTGCACGCCTCCGTCGAACAAGTGAGATAAGGATGATAAAGTGAAGCTCCGACTCAGTCTTATCTTGGTGCTGCTCGTCTCAAGCCTTTCCGTCTGGGCGCAGATCGGCAATAACGGCTACCCGCAATCGAATCTCACCCCGGCTTACGCTGCCGATACGGGATCGGTGAATGCGCTGGTCGTCACCCTGAAGCCGTGCCCGATCGCGCTATTGATCGGATCGAATGTGCTGGTGTTACCGGCAAACGCCAATACCACGACCACGCCTACGGCCAATATCTGCGGATTAGGCGCAAAGACGATTACCAAACTGGGCACGACCGCCTTGGTTGCAAGTGACTTGACGACTACTGCGATTGCAGAGATCGTTTACGACGGAACGGACTGGGAGTTGCAGAATCCGCAAACTTCCGCGAGCGCCGGCATCACCTGTTCCGGCACTTGTGCATCGCCTCATCTCGCCCTATTTACCGCCGGGACGACGGTCGCCGACTCCGGCCTCAGCGACAACGGTACGACGCTAAGCGCGGCGGAGCTGCTCAGTCTTACTCCCGCCTTTGGTGGGACCAACACCGCCGTCCTGACCGCGAACAACCAACCGAGTTCATGCTCGCCCACGGGAAGCAATTTCCTGACTCCTCCGAACCACTGCCTCGGAACGACCTCGAATCTCACTGTCGGGACTGATACCACCTCGGGCGTAATGGCGGGTGGGTACTTCAGTCTCACCAGTGGATTCAACAGCGCGAGCACTCCATACCTTGCCGGTGTCTATGGCTTTGCAACGACCACGAACGGCAACACCGGCGTTCCGGCAGCGCTTGCCGGAGTCGTCGGAGTGGGACAACTACAGGAAGGCGTGAACGTCACCAATCTCACCGGACTCTGGGGCATCAGTTATATCCCCTCCGGCGATTCCGGTACCGCGACTCTGATGAGCGGCGTGATCGGGCAAATCAACGACAGTGCGTTCTCGGGAACAGTCACCGCCAGCGCGGCCTTATACGCAATGTCTCCGACGATCTCGAACCCAGTCACGAACAATTATGGCTTGTACATCGCGGACCAGACCGTGGGCGGCGGCACCAACAATCCCAGCCCCTATAGCCTCTATGCGGCAGGCACCGCACCGAGCTACTTCGGTGGCGGACTGATTTTAGCCGGGATCAGCGGCACCAGCCCGATTTGCGGAAACGGTACCGGCAATGCCCTGACTACTTCGGGATGCACGGGCGGCGGGGGCGGAGTCAGTTCCTTTACGGGAGACGGCACACTGGCCACGAACAGCGCTTCGACTGGAGCGGTGACCTTGACGCTTGGGACTGCGGGCGCTCACAAGTGGTGGGGCAATAACACAGGTTCGACCGCCGCACCGGGATACGAATCGCTTACAGCCTCGGACATCCCTACGGGCATACCCATTGCAAACGTTGGCTCGGCTGGCCTCAGCGGGACCGCACCAATCACGATCAGTTCAGCGGGAGTGATTGCCTGTGCGACCTGCGTCACCAGCGCCGCCAGCCTGACGAGCACAGCATTCATGACCGGTGCGGGCTTGCAGGCTTCGCAGACGCCCTCGGCCACGGCGACTCTTGATTCGTCGGGCGACGCGAGTTTCCCTGGAACGCTGACCGCATCGAGCGGCAGCACGTTACAGGTTTCTGGAGCAACGACCGCAGTAGCTCTCAATGTAATCGAGGATAACAACTCGTCAGACATCTTGCATATCGACAACCACTCCGCTGTCGTCCTCTCGAAATTCATCAGCACGGGCGCGCTGGTGCCGCAGACGACGAACTCGGTCCCGCTGGGCGGGGCATCGAACTACTGGTCGAATATCTACGCGACCGCCCACAATTGCGGGATTGTAGGCACGACCAGTTGCGTCTTCTCTGGAAATGGATCAACCAGCGGGACCGCGACTCTGACATGGCCAGCCGTGGCCGGGACCGTGGCGAATCCCATCGTCTCCTCGAACTCTTTCACGGTAAACGGTGGCCTCACTGTCGGCGTGGCTGGAACTCTGGGCGGCGTGGTGACACTGGAAGGTTCGACCTCCGGCGCCGCGACGATCACCGCGCCAGCCGCAGCCGGGACCACGACGAATCCAATTACCTTCAGCAATGCCATTACTTTGCCAATGGGCTCAAATGCCGCGCCGTCGCTGAACTTCTCGGGCGACCTTGCGACTGGAATCTACGAGGATGGTTCAGGATTCCTCGGGTTTTCCCACTTTGGAACGTTTGAAGGCAGGGTTGGTACCAGCGGCATTCAGAGTACGGGTACGCAGGGATTTGGTTTCACTGACAACAGCACCTACAACGACATCCTGGCTTTACGGGTTTCTTCTGGATTGTTCTCGATTGGCACATCGGGGGCAAGTGGATTGCAGGCGACACTCTACACGACGCCCAATGTGGTTTCCTGCACACAAGCGACTCCGTGCGCTTCGACAGCAACCAACGTTATTGCCAGTGCTGTGAATGCCATGTATCGGGTAGAAATCTCGGTTGCCTGCTCTGGAGCAGTTTCGACTGCGACTGCGACGATCACTGTGGCATATACCGACCCGAGCAGCACGGCGCAGACGGTTGCGCCCGCGACGCCCGCAGCCTGTACGACCTTGGGAACATCCTCCATCGCCAGCATCAGTCAGGTCATCTCTGCCAAGGTAGCCACGGCAATTACCTATGCAGCGACAACTGCCAACTCGCCAAACTATCAAGCCCGCGTGGCCGTCTATCAGGAAACCTTGAACTAAATGCCCTACGCCCCCAACTACTACGTCGTCCGGGTCTCAGGGTCTACTAAGCATCTCCTGAACCGGCAGTATTCGGGGTCCATCTGCCCATAAATCTCAGTGGGGCGATGGTCGGAAAAACCAACCAACAGCAAGCCTGATGGTGGGTAACTGGACCCGAGCAGGTCAAAGTTCGGAGACGTGCTTCGTAGAATAGCGAAAAACGTTTCATCCTTCTCTCCTCCCGCATTCGATCCACCAAAACAAATTCCCCTGAAAGGACTCTCTATGAACCTTCGCCGCATTCTGTTCTTCACCCTTCCCCTCTTACTCGGCCTCGGTCCGCCCGTCGCCCACGCGCAATCGAACGGTCCGCCGCAAACCCTGAACGCCTCAGGCCAGTGCGCCGTCCTGAACCCCATTGGAGCGACAACCCAGTCTGTCGGCATCGTGGTCAGCGGAACCTTCTCGATGACCTTGCAGCCGGAGGTTCAGCTCGCAGGGCAAACGGCAACCAACAGCTACGTGTACCCGTCGAGCTCTACGACGTCGCAGACGACCATCACGGCGGCGGGAAATTACGTCGATATTTCCGTGGCAGGGTACTCACAGTTTCTCTTGTGTGTGAGTTCGTATACCTCGGGATCGGCGACGATCACCTTGAATCCGGTTCCGGCGTTGAATGCGTCGGGGTTGAAGGGAGGAGGCGGCGCAGGCGGTACGGTTGCAGGCTCGGGTACGGTCGGTACCATTCCGGTGTTCGTGACGAACTCGACCACCATCGGCAATTCCCTACTCACGGACACCGGCACGGCTCTGAGCTATTCCGGGACGGGAGGGATCGATGCGACCAGTGGATTCACCTCCATCAGCGATGGGGTTCATGCGGGAATCCTATCGCTCGATGGAAACACCACGGCCCCAGCAATACCATCCAACAGTTTCGGCTTCGTGGGGCCGAATTCGGCTTCGTTTACGTCGTGGTTTATTCGACCATCCAGTACGGGGCCGTCCGCGAGTTGTGTTCCAGCGCTCGGAGCTGTGGCGAGTGGCGTATCTGCGATGACTTGCGGCACGGTTCCAGTTGGGCTAATTCCAACCGCAATTCCAATTGGAAGCGTGGGATCGGCCGGCTTGAGCGGAACCTCGCCCGTTACGATTAATGCGGCGGGAGCGATTGGCTGCGCGACCTGCAACACGTCCTCGGCAAGCGTGACCAGCGTATCGGTTGTCACGGCCAACGGAGTTTCCGGTTCGGTCGCAACTGCCACAAGCACTCCGGCAATTACCGTGACTCTCGGCGCGATCACACCCTCAAGCGTGCTGGCCACTGGCATTGTGGATGGCACTGCTCCGGTCACGATCACCACGGCAACAACGGGCAATCTGGGCTCAACTTATAATTCCGGGTACACGCTGAATCAGGAAGCCACAGCGGGAACCGGGGTCACTTACACGCTTCCCGCTACGGCAGTGGGAAAACAGTATTGCATTGCGAACTCGGGAACGACCAGTGTGGTGAACACAGGCGTGCTCACCGTCTATCCTCCATCAAGCTCTTATGTCATCCTGAACGGCGTGGTCAACACAGTGGGCGGCGGCGGCACGCATGGAGTCGCTTCTGGCGGAGCCGCTGGAGATGCGGCGTGCTTTGTGGCGATTGATGCGACGCACTGGCAGGTATGGGTCGGAAGCGGAACCTGGACGGAAAACTAATGAAGCCCGCACTCGCAATCTTCTGCTTAATCCTCGCCTCCGCTGGGGCGCTCAGCGTTGACGGCCAAGTCATGTCGAAAGTGGTGGTGGGCGGTCGAAAGGCGGCGGCCGCCGGGACTTGGTACTACCCATCCATCAGCACATTTCCCACCAGTTCAGGAGCGCAGCCAGCCAACTATCTCTGGGCGACCCCTGTCACGGTGACGGGCGGCTCCCATATCACGCAGATTGGCTTAGAAATTTTTACCGATAATGGCGGGGCCGTGAAGCTGTCGCTCGGAACCTATTCCGGCTCAACCTGGACACCCATTGCCAGCAGCGGCTGCACCATCGCAACCCCCACGGGAACGGGCTGGGTCGTATGCTCAGGCCTTTCTATTTCGATCAGCCCCCCAGTGACGTACTGGGTGGGCTTCGACTTCGCGTCGGCAAACAACGTCTTCTATTATTCGACGGCAACAGCCACGGGCAATGTGTGCAACAATCCGGAAACCTACAGCACCTTCCCGGCAGCATCCGGCTGCAGCCTATCCAACAATTTCACTGTGGCAGTGAGGATTTGGGCGCAATGATGCGGCATTGGATCATCATCTTCGTACTGCTGTGCTCTCCCGCATGGGCCGCGACGTACTACGTGGACAACTGCGTAACCGTAGGCTCGGACTCGAACAACGGAACCTCAACCGCAACCGCATGGCTTACCGTCGCCCATGTCAACGCACAGACATTCAGCGCTGGGGATTCCGTCCTGTTCCAGAGCACGTGCGAATGGCGAGAGGAACTAATCGCACCATCGTCGGGATCGTCCGGCAACGTCATCACTTTCGGCGCGTATGGCACCGGAGCCCAGCCAGTCATCACCGGATTCAGTGTGCTTAACAGTTGGACCAACTACCCAGAGACACTAGGCGCAGACCTGTGGAACTCGGCCGCCAGCCAATTCACTTCCGGCACTTATGCTTGGGCCGCCCTTGACTCGAACGTCATGACGAATGACGGGACCACCGGCAATCCGGCCCCGTCCCTGAAATGTGTCTACGTCGGAGACACCAGCGGGTGCGGCGATTACTTCGCCAACAATGCCAACGGCGGCGATCTGTCCTCCAATCTGACCATTGGCAACGTCTACAAGGTGGTCATGGACGCCAAAGTAAGCTTCGTGCCCACTACGATCCAGATGAAACTTGGCTTCGGGCCGCCAAGCTATCTTTTCACTCGCGGGCCATTCTTCAATTCAACCTCGTGGACGACCTACATCAGCCCCTACTTCACGGCAGACAACGCCACGCTCGATGCGATCTCTCCGATTGGAATGGTTCCTCTTGGCACGGTCTGGTTCGACAACATGCACCTCTACCCCGTGATCGTGCCCGGAGGCACGCCGGGGACGTACTATGCCGCCCTTGGCTCGCAGCCGACAGTGGTCACCTACAATGGGACCGCGCTTTCGCTGACCGCGGGCGACCAGCACAGCTTGAATGCCAATGAGTACATCTGGGTGTCCGGCGATCTGTACGTGAACGTCGGCGGTTCTCCAGCCAGCAACAGCATCGAAGTATCGGCGCGGGCGGATTCGTTCGACTTCAACCAGAAGAGCTACGTGACCATCAACGGTCTGACTTTCACCGGCGCGTCCACCTATTCGGTCCAGAACTCCACATCAGGAAGCAACAACACGGTAGAGAACTCCACCATCTTCAACGCTTACGAAGGGATGTGGATTACGACCTCGGGAGGCAATTTCACCGCCGTCAACAACGTGATCCATGATCTGAACGATTACGGAATTCAGGTTACCTCAACCGGGGCTGGCTATGTTTTTGAGGGCAACACGATCTATAACATCGGCACGCCGCGACTTGGTGACACGACCGATATGCAGGGCATTTACCTCAATGCCACGGGCGGCACCATTCAGAACAATCTGATCTACAACGGGGGAAACGTCAACAACGGCAACGGCGCCGGCGCGACCGAGCACTGCATCTACTACGGCGGATCGAACATCAACGTCGGCTACAATGTGCTTCACGATTTCACCGGGACCGGGTTCAAGACGGCGGGCTGCGCCACCTGCAATGTCTACTACAACCTCGTTTACCACAACGGCTACATCGGGGCGCAGCTCTACGGCGGGTCGTCGAATGTCAATTTTTTCAGCAACGTGTTTTATAACAACGGCTGGGGACAGTACGGCACCGGCGGCTTCCATCTGGTAAATCAGGGAGGGGCCAGCTCGAACATTACTCTGAACAACAACATTTTCCTGAATAACATAAATGTCGCCGTGGCTGGCGAGCAGGTCACGGTGGACGCTTCTTCCGTCACCGGCTTCGCGGAGGATTACGACATCCTCTTCAGTTCCGTCGGCACCGACATCGCACAGTACGGCGGCACGGACTACAGCTGGTCCGGCTGGCAGGGGATTGGATACGACACCCACGGAGTCAACGCCGATCCTCTATTCACGAGCGCAAGTGGCGGAGTGTTTACCCTGCAATCGGGCTCCCCTGCGATCGGCGCGGCCCTGAACCTCGGGCCGCCCTACCAGAACGGATTGAACCCGGCTTACTCCACTTGGATCAACGGGCTCGTGACTGCGCCTCAATCCGCGTCCTGGAACATTGGAGCCTTTGTATCTTGCTGCATCGGATCATTGACCAGCGGGGCCGCATTCTCGAACGGAACCCTGCGCTAATGGACGAACGCACCCAAGCCTTAACCTTCTCTTCCTAGCTCGTTTTCCCTTCCGTGAAAAAACTCCTCATCCCCCATGTCTAGGAACCATCTCCTGAACCGAGTCCGGGCGATCTGTCCTGGGTCTGCGGCACGCTCACCGGAAGCCCCAAAGTTCGGAGCGATGCTTCGTAGAGTAGTAAAGTTTTTGATTCTGGGGATCCTCTTCGCTTCCCTTCCCGCCTTTGCCGCGACGCGCTACATCGCCCAGACGGCGGGGACCTTCAGCGGAGGCTCGGCCTGCAACGGGCAAACAGCGATCACTCCGGCAACGTGGAACAGCACATCAGAGAGTCCGGGCGATCTGTCCTGGGTCTGCGGCACGCTCACCGGATCGAGTTCAACCCTTCTTACATTCCCCAGCGCTGGTACAAGCGGCAACCTGATCACTCTTAAATTCGACACCGGGGCGACGATCACCTATCCCGCGATCCCTACCTCCGGAGCCATCGTAGACAACAAGAATTACACCCTGATCGATGGCAATAGCTTGGCCGGAACAGTGACCAGTACGACGAACGGCGATTGCGTGGGCTGCACCTCGACGACTCAGAGCGTTGGCTTGATGATGGGCTGCTCGAATTGCGAAGTCCGCAACCTTAATGTCGGCCCGATCTTCCAGCGCTCGACCTCCGACACCAGCTCCAACGGCAACGCCACGGTCGGCATCGAATTCAATGAAGGCAACAACCTCATCGCGGATGGGAACCACGTCACCAATGCCTTCGAGCTGATCTTCACGATCTACACCGCGCTCACCAGCCTTCAGGTCTATAACAACGTTCTCGACTACTCCTCTCACTACATCGTCACCGGAGATGACAATACTGGAGACACCGCGACCGGCGTGCTGATCTACGGGAACACTCTGGGGCCGCATTTCAACGTTTGGCAGGATTTGGCGCAGACCATGCACGCCGATGGCATTTTCATTTTTGCCGGAAACTCGGGATCGTCCGCGACGGCTCTGGTCTATAACAATTCGATCACCGGGGATATGTGCAACACTCCTCCGACCGGCCTAAATTGCTCGGGCTACATCTATCTGGACGGAAACACCAACACCATCGTCTTCAACAATTCGATTCAGCACCAGACTTCGTCGGGCACCGGCCCGGAAGGCTTAGTCATGGTGCGCGGCACCGCCAACAACTTCTCGGGCGTGCATCTCCTCAATAACACCGTGATCGGGGCTCCGAACGCGATCCAGATGAAGAATGGCGGCGGCACTTACGTCGGCACCGGACTGGTCATTGAAAATAATATCTGGGATGCGGGGCAGTATCTGTACGGCTTCGGCCCGACGAACTTCGCGAGCCTCGGAAGTTCGAACTATAACGTTTTCTATCTTCCGACAAGCGACGTAGCCACAAAAGGCGTTGACACTTCGCCCACGTTCTATGCCACTCTGGCCAACTGGCAAGCCGCCGACTCGCAAGACGCGGCGAGTACCGCAGGCAATCCAATGCTCAATAGCGGACTGGTTCCACAATTTGGTTCATCCGCGATTGGCCTCGGCACGAATCTTTATTCCTTCTTCGGCTGCTCTTCTCCGGTGATTCCCGGCCTCGGTGCAGGTTGCTCCGACATCGCAGCCAATGCGCGGCCTTTTTCCGGCAATTGGACGGCGGGAGCTTATCAGTTTGTCGGTTCAACCTCGTATGTCCTGACTCAAACAATCACCGGATCGGGATCAGTGGCAAGCTCTCCATCCGGCATTTCTTGTCCTTCGACTTGCTCGTCGAGCTTTGTCAGTGGCACAAACGTAACGCTCACTCCGACCGCAAGCGCGGGTTATACCTTTACCGGATGGTCCGGAGCGTGTAGCGGGGCAGGGGCTTGCGTCGTGGCCATGACTTCGGCGCAGAACGTGGGAGCGACCTTCGCGTTGAACAATGAGACGCTGACGGTCACGACTTCCGGCACGGGATCAATGACCAGCTCGCCCAGCGGCATTTCTTGCCCCGGAACCTGTTCCGCATCTTTTCCTTACGGCACGGTCATCACGCTCACAGAGACGGATACCTTCGGCTGGTACTTGAGCGCGCTGACCAACACAATCTGCGGCGGCGGAGCCTGCACGCTGACGATTACGGCTCCGACGACGGTGGCCGCGACGTTCTCGCAGAGCGCAGGCGTGGTCTCGAATGCTGCCTTGGCTCCGGTCACGCAGCCTTTCTCTGGACTAACTGGCGCAGGGAGAGTCTCACTCGACCCCGAGCCCTTGCGATGGGGAAACACGACGACTCTCTTCCACTTGCCGCAGCTTCGCGTGAGTGACGGGAATACCTCGACAGCGGCTTGTACTGCGCAAGGCACGAGCTGCGCCCCGCAGGCCAACCAAACCGTGATTGCCGACGCCTCCGATGGGCAGGACAACAACTTCTCGAACGACGACTCGCAATTCCTGATAGTGAACACCGGCAACAATTATTTGCTTTGCAATTTCAATCCTCTGGCCTTCACTGTCGGAACCTGCTACACGAATTATGCGTCAACCGGCTCGGTGAACCCTTGGGGAGTGAACCCGATTTACTCTCATGTCACACCCAAGATGATGTACTCATTCTCGGGCGCGAGCACTCTTCACGGCACTAGGATGAGTTCCTACAACACGACTTCATGGCCTCCGGCTGCGACCTTCGTCTATGATTTCGGCTCTTCGGTGAATGGCGTCCCCAGTGGATATATCTTTGAGTCGGACGGACTGAGCATCAACCAGACCGATACCATGTTCATCGACGGCTTCTCCACTTCCTCAGTCCAGAACACAGCCACGATTGTGGCGGCCTACTTAGTCGGCTCGGGAATCTCCACGCTGAATGCGGCGACGGCGACGATTACCGGCGACTGGGGCACAACCGGAGCGGCCATCTGTCAGAATTGCCCCGGAGCGCCGATTAGCCCCGGTACCTTCACTATTCACAACGTCAAAGCGTCGGCCGATGGCAAGTATGCGGTAATCAGCTTGACTAGTTGCACTTCAGGCCCGGGAACCTGCTTTCAGGGCAATGACCCTTATCTCTGGGAAGTGGGCACGGTGAACTTCTATACCTTGTGCGGAACGGGATGCTCGGGCCACCAGGTGACAGGCTTCACCGGCACCACGACGCAGTACAACACCCCCTACTATGCCTGGAAAACGTTTGCCAGTCCCCTGACCTTTACCGCCTATCCCGGCTCCTACTGCGGATCGCACACTGGTATCTTCGACTCGCATCCCTCCTGGTGGAACAACCAGGGCGGTGATCAGCAACCCTTTTGGACCTCGGCCACGACGGGCACGGACGATCCGGTTTATAGCTCCTGCACCATTGAAGAAATCATCTCAATTTACACACCGGCGAACACTGGCAACTCGGGCATCATTACGCGCTATGCCCATTCCTATGGCGCACCGACCGCGCAATTCTCCCCGACCTGGCAGCTCATGTACATCTCGCAGACGGGAAATTTCTTCGTCTATACGAGTTCAATGGCGAACAGTTCCTTTGTCGGCCAGCTTGGGAGCACAGCGGGGGCCTATCCTTGCGTGACGGCGAGCACGTGTAGAGGCGATGTCTTCATCGGCACGGCCAGCTCCACGCTTCCCGTGATGCTTGCGATGAATGTCACCGTGACCGGCGCGGGCGGAACGGTCACAAGCAGCTCTCCGGGAGGCGTCATCTGCACCTCGGCGCACGGGGCCTATTGCGATTACTCCTTCATCTCGAACACGGCGGTGAATCTGGTGGCCACGCCCAGCGCCGGGTATACCTTCAGCGGATGGTCCGGCGCTTGCTCCGGTGGCGGAGGCTGTCAAGTCGTGATGACCGGGACTGAAACGGTCGGAGCCACGTTTACAGGGAGCGCTCCTCCCTCGGGAATCGCGCCGGCTCCGCAGATTTTGAGTGAGATACAGTTCCCTGCCCTGCTGGATTAAAGCCGAATTTAGCACAGCCTCTTTAGCTTCGCTTGAAGCTCAAGATTTGCGGCTGCGGTTCCTGGCTCGTCGTCTATGTAGAGCAACCTAAGAAGTAGTCGAATGAGTTTTGTTTTTCCACCCGGCCATTTCTGCCCAGTTACGCGTTCATAAGTTTCAAACGGTAGTTCCATCGCCTCACTCTAGCACACAGGAATCCCCATTATGATCGCTTCCCTGACAGATCAACTGATCCGTGACGAAGAGTTGCGCCAGAAACCTTATCTCGACTGCTGCGGGAAATACTGGCGCGACTGCACTTGCCAGACCAAAGGAAAACTGACCATCGGAGTCGGGCGCAATCTCGATGACGTGGGTATCGGCCTCAGCGAAGCGGCGGTACTGCTCGCAAACGACATCAAGGCCGCAACCGTGGCGCTCGAAGCGAATTTCCCCTGGACGATGGACCTGGATGATGTGAGGAAGGGTGCGCTCCTCAACATGACATTCAATATGGGAATCCACGCGCTCTCGCAGTTCGATACTTTCCTCGAACTGATGAAGGCAGGCGATTACAAGGGCGCGGCGGCGGACGATCTTCATACCTTATGGGCAAAAGAAGTCGGCCCGCGCGCGCAAAGAATCTCCATGCAGATTGAATCCGGGTACTGGCAATGAACCCCATCGAATATCTCTTACTCCATCCCTGGCTGATCTCCGTCGGTAAGTACGCCGCCATTTGGATCTTCAAGGATGTCATCACCGCCCTGGTCTCCGCGATGCCCGCGCCCGGCAAGGATTCGAGCGCTAAGTATAGTTACTGGTTCAAATTCCTGAACAGTTTCACTGGCAATGTGCTCCGTGCGCAATCGACTGCGCTTGAAAAATCGCCCAACTGGCAAGACGCAGTCAATCTTCATCTCGAAAAGCTGGGAGTCATCGAACTCAATCCGACTGAGGAGAAAAAATAAATGGATTCGAACCTGAAACTCGACCTCAACAAACTGCTGGTGATCCTAGATTCCGCGCCCACGAAGATCCCGCTCATCGCCAACTCTTTAATCGCGATGTCCGCCACGCTCGCCAAGGGCATCCGGGAAGGGCAAGGCGCCGCCACCGAGCACGGCATCAACCTGGTGCGCGACGAACACACGCTTTCCGCACTCGAAGCGCTCCAGCCGGAAGCGGTAGCTCTGCTCGCCATCTTCGGCTTAACGCTCTAAGTATGGGCCTCGATCCCGCCGACGCAATCGCAGGTCTGATCTGGGACAAGGTGAAGTCCGGCATCTGGGCCGAGTGGCTCAAGCTGCTTTTCGAGCTCGCCTATTCCGGACTGTCTTCGTTCTTGTGGGGCTTCGGCGCCTCCGTCGCTGCGATGGGAGCGGTTGTATTCGCTGCCATCCTCGATGGAAAGCCGCATCTGGACGCTGGAATGGTTTTCGTTTTAGGAGCCGGAGCCGGCGCGTTTCTCAGTGCAATCGACATGACGACACTGATCCGCAGCGACCAGTCGAAAATTCTGCGGGGATTGAAGTTCGTACTCCCCGGAGCCGAAGCCGCCGCCGAAATCAACGCCAGCACACAAACCCTCACCAAATCGGACAAAATCGAAAAGGAGAAATCATGACCAGCAAATTTGTAAGCTTCCTCGAGACTGTGGGAAAAGACTTCACGAAATTCCTTCCCGCCGCTGAAACGGCGATGGCCATCTTCGAGCCCGCCCTGAGCCCGATGTTCAATATGACGGTGAATGCCGTGGTCACGGCCGAGCAGAGCTTCGCCGCAGCCGGAAAGCAAACAGGGTACCGGCACACAGAAACTCGCCGCCGTGGTCGGAGTCGCAGGACCGCTGATCGCGCAAGGCTTGGCCGATGCCGGGAAAGCGTCAGATACCGCATGCGGTTGAAAACTACGTGAGTTCGGTGGTGACGATTCTGAACTCCGTTCCCGCCGCGCCCACAGTAAAAGCCTAACTTGCGGCCTTCAGCGTCCGCGCCGGAGGGAGAATCTCTGGCTCGGGCAGCGCGGGCCGCAGCAGACTTTCTCTCCTTTGCTGAAGTTGTTTCCAGGCTTCGTGAGCCACGTCTGGATCGGAGCCGACCAGGTCTAGCAGGATTTTGAAGATCGCGATGTCGAAGGGCGCGGTCTTTGAGGGTTCCTTCCCGCTCACGGTCCGATTCGCGCACTGCGGGCAGAGAAAAAGCTGTTCGGACTTCGACGTGCGCCGCTTCCCCATGCCGTGCGTTCGGGCGAAGCAGCGGATTTCGACGGCGCTTTCCCACGGCTGAATCTCGCGGAGACAAATCGAAGCGCAACAGACTTGCGGTTGGCGTATTCGCGGCATTAGATCGCTCCTGAAAAGGATTGGTACCAATCGAATAAGACGTATGGTACCAAACACTCTATTAGACGCGGTTACCTCGGTGATCTAGTCCGTTAACACGCGAGGCACGTAGAGTCGGACGCAGGAGAAACTATGTACCCAGGGGCTGACTGCGAAAAGACTCAAGCTCCGCCCGATCCCGATACTGATAACTGGCGATTGAAGCAGGTTATCGACAAAGAACGCGCCGCTGGTCAGATCGGATATGCGGTGAACGAGTGCAACCGCCCGATGTCGAGCGCCGAAATTCTCGCCGAACTTTTCAAATACCATCCGCCGACGCCGGAGACCCTGCCGAAGTTCGCCGCGATCAATCAGGCAGCCAAGAATTTTGCGGAAGTCGTCTTACAGAACTGCCCTGGCAGCTCAGACCGTTCCGCCGCGATTCGATTGATTCGAGATGCGCGTATGACGGCAAACGCGGCAGTGGCGCTGAACGGACTGTCGCTCTAAAAGGCTTGAAGATGGAAACGAAAACGCGATACTCCCTGATGGGCGTCTTCCTCGGCCTGACCCTACTCGCCTTCGCCGAAGGCTCGTCTGTGGTCCAGATCACCAACCTGAGCGCGACCGAAGTCGGCTTGCGTTGCACCGGCGGGGGAAATTGAAAGCCCGCGCCGTGGCCGACATGACAATCGTCTCCTGCGCGCCGAGCTCCGAGGAGAAGCCCGCGAAATAAAATCATGCCCCGTCTCACGAAACGCGAACGCTCCATCGCCGCCAAGTTCCGCCGCCTGGAAAAAACTCTGGAGCAGGCGAAAGCTCTCTACGACAAAGCGGACGGAATCAAGATCGAGATCGCCCGCCATGTCGAAGGCGCGGCGCTGACCAGAATGCGCGAACGCTTGGCCGAGGCCGCGAAATCCCGCCACTCAATCCGAATCGACGAAAGCGGCCAGCAGCTCCAACTCCGGGAAAACTTGGCCGACGAGAAGGGAATCCTCGGCTGGGGGCACGGCGCCGTCCGGCAGTTTGATTTGAAAGTTGTGAATCCGTAGTCTTAGGTCCGTAGTCCCAGTCTTTAAGATTTTCTTAAGTTTTCCCCTCCCGCTTCACCCCCTGTTTCCATTTTTCCGTTCCCACTCTGGCCCTGGCCTTGCTTTGCCGATTCGACAGGCAAGGTTTTGCGCTTGGTTTTGGGGTTGTTCGTCCGAAAAGTTGCCTTTTGATCCCGCGCGGAGTTGACGTTTGTGGTTCCACGGAGTTTTGGCGCGGCGCCGCGTGATGAATCTTTCGTTGTAGTTTTCGTCTTTGTCTTTGTCGTAGGGGAAGACAACGACAACAACAACAACTACGTTGATTTTGTTGTTGTTTTTGTTGTTGTTGTTTTTGTTGTTTCGCCTTTTTCGTTGTAGCGGCGAGCGCGATTTTCGCTTTCTGTGGAAAACGCCTCGAAAAAGGGCTTGACGCGGTAACCAGTTCAGGTTACATTCCGACGCATGAGCCTCCGAACCAAACGCACCTGCCCCGTTTGCCAAGCCAAATTCGAGCCGATCGTCGAGTGGCAAGTCTGCGACACCGGAAAATGCAAGAATGTTCTCAACGTGCGCCGCTTCCGGGCGAGGAAACGCTACGGCGGGAATGATGGCGGCGGGGGAAAGCAGCGGGCGTTGTTTCCTCGGCCCGCGCTGGCGAAGGCGAAGCCGCCAAAACCCGCGCCCGTGGTCGAGCCAACCCTGTTCGAAAGCGACATGTTGCCGCCGAAAAACTCGGTGCAGCCGGAGAGGTCTTTGCAGGACGCGAAAGCGGCCTAAGCAGTTAGAAAAAGCAAGACGATTATTCACCTGACAAGTTCGGAGGTTGAAAGTGGAACCTAAATGCCCAACATGCGGTGCCTACGACATGGCGTGGGGAGAAAAGAGTTGCCAGATTTACTGTGGCACTTGTGGCGAGGATTTTGATTTCCAAGCCATCCGCGATCTCGGTGCTCTGTTTCCGTCAACTCGTGCCGTCACATTGCTAGAGCAAGGCATTCTAGCGATGTCGGGCCAAGCGCGAATTGGGTGGGCTGATAGAGTGAGGGATTTTCTCGCTGAAATCAGGCCCAAAGTGGAAGGCAGTTTGTCAGGTAAATAATCGTGAAAAGCAATCGGCGCGGAAGCCATCCGCGCCGACACAACTTCAACTCAACCCCATAGGCGATGGAGATCGAGAGTTCAAATGGCAGTATTCCTCAAGTTCGACGCGGATTCAAGCAAAAAATCGGTTAAAAAATCCGCCTTCCCTGTGGAAATCCGCGCCTCCCATCGCAGGCGGTTTTCTATGAGTGAGGCCGCAATCGCTGCCATCCGTCTGGTCAAAACCCTCGGCCTGGTTCCCAGCTTCCGCAATCTCTACATCGTCGAGCTGGCCATCCATGCCGAATCGAACTTCTCCTCGATCTCCATCCCGGAAGCCACGGATCGAGTACTCTGC